CAATTTAATGCTGACCAACTCATGTCTATGGCAGATCAGGAGATGAACCAAATTGAGGAACAACTCCAAGACAAATATGAATTACCACCGGACTTCTGTATAGGCTAATCATGGCAACGAATCAATATTTCAATAAGTTCAAAAGCACTGCCGAGCAAACGCTCGTTCAAGACCTCGTTGATGAGACTATCAAAATTCATGGGGTCGATATGGTATATGTTCCAAGAACTTTGGTAAATGTTGATGAAATCTTTGGAGAAGATCGGCAGCCCAAGTTTGAAAATGGTAGAGAACTTGAAATGTATATTGATTCATATGATGGCTTCGAGGGCGAGGGTGAAGTAATGACATCTGTTGGGTTATCGATCAAAGATGAGATGACCCTCACTGTTTCTAAAAGAAGATTCTTAGAAGTCTTTGCAGACAAGAACTATCCTTATCCGAGAGAGGGCGACCTTGTTTTCTTCCCTCTGTCAAATGGATTGTTTGAAATTAATTTTGTTGAAAGAGAACAAAACTTTTTCAACTTTGGCAAAATTTTCTCATATCAGTTGAAGTGTAGTCTGTTTCGTTATGCTGGTTCCGACTTTGACACAGGCTTCGATCAGATCGATGGTGTTACGTCTACTGCGGTTGATCAACTTTATATCGCAGAAATGGGAAGCACTGGTTCGGGTAACTTTACTGAGGGTGAGGTTGCATACCTGTACGACACAAGCGGTGTGACTGGCGCAACGATGAATGTGATTGACTGGAACTCCAGCACGAAGAAAGCAGAACTACAACTTGTCTCTGGTGATGTTGACAACTTTAGAAACCTCTTCGGTAATTCCTCTGGTGCAACATATCACATCGATTCAATCGGTCTTACTTCGGATTTCTTTGTCAAGGATGTATTCGAGGACAACACTTCCTTCGGGCTGGAGTCTTTCTCATTCTTAGACTTTACTGACACAGACCCATTCTCGGAAGGTGACCTCTAATGTTTGATGTATTTTACAACGAATCTTTAAGAAAAACAGTTGTTGCTTTTGGCAGCCTGTTTGATGAAATTTTTGTGCAGCGTCGTGATAAGAATGGAAACACGGTAAAAAAGATTTTAGTTCCCATCACTTACTCACCAAAGGAAAAATTCAAAAGAATGCTGGATGAGTATCCACTTCTCAAAGGTGATGATACCAGTGTTGCCATATCAGAAATTTTACCTCGTATGGGATTCAATCTTACATCCATAAATTATGATCCGTCGAGAAAAAGAAATACACTCTCGCAGAGATATGCCGCTACGGACACGACTGGAGTTTTTAACAAACAATTTGCCGAAGTCCCGTACACCTTAAATTTTAGTTTGTCTATTGTCACCAGAACTATGGATGATGCTTTACAAATCGTTGAACAAATTCTTGCATACTTCACCCCTGATTTTACGGTCACTTTAAATTACACTGATATCAATACAAAGGTAGACTTACCGATTGTTATTCAATCGATTACCCCAGAGGTTGATTATGAGGGTGACACAAACACACAAAGAACAATTACCTTTAATATGGACTTTGCTGCTTTGAGTTACATTTTTTCTCCGATCAAAACACAAAAGCATATTACAAAAACAGACATCACAAACTTCTTTGCATTCTTTGAGGATAATGGTTGTGTGACTGGTCCGACTGGTGCGGCATCCAGAATCATTACAAGCGTCACTGGTCCGTCAGGTGCAGATACATTACCACCATTGGCAGGAATTACACAAGAAATCTTTGTCTATCCAAACACACTAAGCATCACCGGAGGCACACAAGATGCCCAATAATAATGAAAATCCTTTAGAAAATGCTTTAAACATAGAGCCTACAGAGGTGCGGAAAACGACACACGATGTTTCGGATACCGACATCGTTCGCCGTGAGCCTGTCAAGGTTGATCTTTCCAAGTTTCCCGAAAGAAAAAAGATGGATCAGCGAAAAGACTATGGTGAGGTCCGCGAAAACCTAAAAGACGTAATTGATAATAGTAAAATTGCCATCGACGGAATCTTGAAAGTTGCATCCGAGAGCGATAGCCCAAGAGCCTACGAGGTGGTGTCCCAACTTCTCAAAACGGCAACAGAAGCAAATAAAGAATTGCTTGATGTTCATAAACAAATGAAAGACCTTGAAAAAGATGAAACAAAGAAACAGGTTACGAACAATGCTTTCTTTGTTGGATCTACAAAAGAGTTGCAGGAACTTGTTCAACAACAAATTCCTAAAAAGAAAGTGAAGAGAATACGAAATGACGGAGAAGCATGATAACGAAGCCTATCTTGGTAATATTAACCTGAAGGCATCCGGTGTAGAAACCCAATTTACAAAAGAACAGATCGAAGAATATGCCAAGTGCGTAGCCGATCCCATGTATTTTATTGAAAACTTTGTCAAGATCGTATCGCTGGATGAGGGTCTAGTTCCCTTTGAGCCTTACAAGTATCAGAAAAAAATGATCGATAGTATGCACAATGATCGCTTCGTGATTGCGAAATTGCCTCGACAGTCAGGAAAATCCACAGTTGTTATTTCATATTTGCTTCACTATGTTTTGTTCAATTCTCAAAAGAATGTTGCAATTCTAGCCAACAAACTTGCAACAGCACGCGATCTTCTTGGTCGTCTGAAGTTGGCATACGAGCATCTGCCAAAATGGCTTCAGCAGGGTGTCGTGGAATGGAACAAAGGTTCAATTGTTTTAGAAAACGGGTCTAAAATTCTTGCATCTTCAACTTCTTCGTCGGCAGTTCGAGGTGGTTCTTTCAACATGATCTTCCTTGACGAATTTGCCTTCGTCCCTGAGAACGTGGCTGATGAGTTTTTCAGTTCGGTCTATCCTACAATCTCCGCTGGACAAGAAACAAAAGTTTTGATTATTAGTACGCCCAAAGGGTTGAACATGTATTACAAACTTTGGAAGGATGCGGAGGAAGGCAATAACTCGTATGTTCCGATTGAGGTTCACTGGTCAGAGGTTCCGGGTCGAGATGATAAATGGAAAAAAGAAACAATCCGAAATACATCGGAAGCCCAGTTTCGTGCAGAATTTGAATGTGAGTTTCTTGGCTCAATCCTGACGCTTGTAGCCCCCTCAAAACTCAAGGCACTACACTACAAAAGACCTATCCAAGAGCGTGAGGATGGCTTGAAAGTCTACGAAGAGCCTATTGAGGGACACCAGTATTTCATGGGAGTAGATGTCGCCCGTGGTCAAGAATTAGACTACCACGCCGTGACAGTGATTGATATCACACAGGCTCCATACAGAGTTGTTGCTCAATATAAAAATAATCAAATCGCACCCTTCCTGTTGCCAAACCTTTTATATGCGATGGCTACTCGCTACAACAAAGCGTATGTCTTAACAGAAGTAAACGATATTGGTCAAGAGATTGTTGATATTATGCACAATGAGATGGAATATGAAAATCTATTGGTCACCACAGTGCGTGGGCGAAAAGGTCAAGTCATGGATGGTGGCTTCGGCAACTATCAGGTCCAGCAGGGTGTTCGCATGAGTCCCAAGGTCAAGCGTGTCGGATGCACGATGCTCAAAGAGATGATCGAGCAGGACAAACTTTTGATCGAGGATTACGATATTATCAATGAACTCTCGGCGTTTGTCGCTAAAAAAGGATCATACGAGGCAGAAACCGGACACCACGATGACTTAGTTTCAACACTTATTCTCTTTGCTTGGACATCAACGCAACCGTATTTTAAAGATTTAACTGACATAAATATTCGAGATAAACTCTACCGTGAAAAAATTGAAAAGATGGAAGAGGAATTAACACCTTTTGGTTTTATGGATGTCGGTCTTGATTTAGAGTTCACTGATGACGAGGGAACTACATGGAAAGTGATCGATGAGAACGATGGGTTCTCTAATGTCGGCATTTGATAGATAAATTAGTATCAAGGAGAATCATCTATGGCATTTCAAGTCAGCCCCGGTGTTGAAGTAAAAGAAATCGATCTGACAACCATTGTTCCCGCTGTTTCTACAACGGCGACTGGTTTCGCTGGTTTCTTTGAGTACGGTCCCATTGGACAAAGAATTACAGTAAATAACGTCAATGATCTTCGTCGGGTCTTTAAAGACCCATCAAATCTGAACGCTGACACTC